CCGGGACTAATCCCGCTGCCTGCGCGTAGGTATAGGGCCCGCCCCCCTGAATGGACACGCAGGCGTCATCGGTGGTCGGATCACCTACCACGTCCCACAGATCCACGCCAGCGCTTCGCCCGGTCTCCAGAATCGCCGCCTCGCTGGCCGTCGCCATCTCCGTCCGCACGATGGTCCGCAAACGGCCCTGTTCATACCCATCCAGATCGCGACCCAAGCGACGAGCAATCTGCACCGGCGCGGCCCCCTCGCGGAACCCGTCCGCCATCGCCTGCCTGATCTCGCCCAACCGCGTCTCGAACCGCAGCTTCCCATCCACGCTCAGCCGGTCGAAGGCCTTCTCCAGTACTCGCTGTTGCTGAAGCGCGTTGAACTCCGGAGTCTGCCGCAGCGTGGTCAAATCCGCCGCCCTCTGCATCCCGACCGTGTGGGAAAGCAGAACCGCCTGCTGGAGTATCCCGTGTTCGGCCTGCGGATCCGCGAAAGCTTCGCGCGTCCGGTCTTTCCCGGCGAAGATGCGGAGGAAGGTCTCAATCACCCGCCCCAACCCGCGCAACACATCCCCGCCCAGCGCTTTGCCTGGCTCGGGCAGCGTAACCTGGTCGAACCACTCGGTGCGGAGATCGGTGAAGGCCGTCTGCGTCTCTCGCCACGCGGTATTGACGGCGCGTTCAAGTGCTGGGTAGCGGGGACGTTCTACTGGGAAAACCTGAGCCGGATCGTCGGCCCGGACCTTACTCTCAGTGCTTCCCATTGCAGCCGACCAGACCAGGGTATGTCTCGCCGTATTCCGCCAGCAGCTCCTTGAGCGAGAGTGCCCCGGCGCTATCCTGCCCATCCATCGGCATCGGGTCAGCGGGCGGTTCGGGTGGAGCAGAAGGCTGACCACTGGCCGGGGCGGCAGGCATCGCGGGCGGCTCAGCCATCGGCACATCCACTTCCGGACTGCCCGTTACATGCTCTGCCACGTCTTCCTGATCCCAGATGCCAAGTTGCCAGAGTTGCACGCCCACACTGAGCCGGGTCTTCATCGCTGCGGCATCGAACGAAGCGGCCCGCGCCGTCGCTTCCAGGTCATCGAGCGAAACATCGTTCCAGCAGACCTTAAAGCCGATGGCGTCCTTGCGCCCGCTCAGCTTCACATGCCGCTCCGCCGCCTGCTGGATCGGCCACTCGACCTCGCGACGAATGCCGTCGATGGTGTTCAGCAGTAGATCGGCCTGGGTCTTACTCAGCCTTTCGGTCGTCGCCCATTGCAGCCCGAAGAGAAACGGCGGAATCCCCGTGGCCGCGACGATCTGCTCCATCAGCGTCTTGTTGGAAACGGCAATGTCCATCACCGCGCCGTCCGCGCCGATGACCGAGACTTTGGTTTCGCCGACGTTGGCAGTGAAGAAGTCCGTCGCCTGCCCGTCCACGTACTGCGTTTTCATCACCGCGGACCAGGACTCGCCCACATCCGCCACCACCGACGCCGCAATGGCTCCTTCCGGATCATCCAGCGTGGCCGGCAACTGCGTGTGGACGTGATAGATCGGGATGCCGTTTCGCCGCCAGGTCGAGCGGTGCGCGTGGAAGATGTCCAAAAGCGCCTGGGAGAAGTCTGGAAGGGCGAGTAAGAAGCTTTCCCCTTGCGGGTTGCACGCTATGGGGTCGTGCGTCATCCGCACAATCGTCTCCAGGTTGAGGGTCTTAATCTCCCCCATCCCCGTCTGCTGCACGACCTGCAAGATCCCCAGCGGATCCGTCTTAAACCCGATGCTCGGGCTTGCATAGCTCCACAGCCGCGCTACCCCGTCCCGCATCGGGGTCGCTTCCGTCTCCCCCACACAGAACCCGAAGCACAGCGCCTGGTCAATCAGGTCGTTCTGCCAGGTGTAGCCGCCGCGGCCCACGTTGTCTCCGTAGATGACGTTCTGCCACCACTGGTTCAGCCAGTCGGAGGCAACCTCATTCCCCTCGACCTCGAAGCAGCAGCAGCCAACGAAACCCGCCAGGATCTCGGTGGTCCGCTTGATGACCGGGATGCTGCGGCGATATTGGGCGATGAGTTGGAACGAGAGTTCGCGCGGGACGTAGGAGTTGATGCCCGAGGGCGAGTTGGCGTAGGTCGGACGGCCGGAAAGCGAAGTAGTGGCTGCGCCCGGAGAAGGACGCAGGGGCGCATTTTGCGGAGCGCGTCCGAGGAGCCGGTCCAGCCAGGTCATGTGCGTCGAATGGCTCCGGTGGCGGGAACATACCCCACCCGCTTCTTAAGTCCCCAATTCGCCAGCGCCAGCGCAATCACGCAGTCGTCGTGCATCCCCTCCGGGGCGTTCATCCGGACGTTGCGCGAGGGGGTCAGTTCGTATTGATAGGCGGACAGTTCGGAAGTCTGGGCAGCGTGGTCCATCAGCCGAATCTCGTGGTTCTCCAGCGTCAGCGCCAGCGCGTCGATCAGCGCCTCTTTGCTGTTGTTGGTGAACAGGTAGCCGTTGACCCGGAGCTGCTCTTTCCGCAGTGCCTCGAAGATCGGATCCCCAACCCCCGTGCTATCCAGCCACACCTGGGCGCCGTACCGCTTCGCAACCCGAACCACCGTAGCGATCTGGCGCTCCCAGCTAATCTGGTTGAAGCGCTCGTGGTAGACCTGCCGGCGCTGGTCGTCCAGCACGCACAGCACCGTGAAGTCTTCAACCCGCGCTAGGTCTACGCCGAGGGAGTAGGTGCGGCCCGGTTCGGGCTCGTCGTTCTCTTTGCGGCCCTTATCAATCGCGTCGCCTACGCACCGGAACACCCCGCCGCTCTCCTCCAGAAACTCGGCCAGATACTCTTGTTGGAAGACGCGCTCGGGCAGGCTGTACCGGGCCGCTTCAACTTCAGATGCGGAGATAAAGGGGTTGGCGGTCGTAGGCATCTTCCACGCCGCGAAGTCCGGGTAAAGGTCGTCTAGCCCCTGGTTGAACAGTTGCCAGAAGAAGTTTTGGCCCTTGGGGGTGGAGAGGAACCAGGCGTCCCCGATGTAGTCCGTGAGCGTCGGCCGAATGACTGCGTTCCACGCATCGCCGAGGTTCGGCACCATCGCGGCCTCGTCCAAAGCCACCCGCTTGTATTTCCGACCTCGGGTCGAGTCCGCCGCTTCCAGCGACCACATATCGACCACACCGCCCGTAATCAACTCCAGGCGGTGCTCTTGCACGGAGATGCGGGCGATAACGGGCCGCAGCACGTCCTTCGCCTCGCGCCATACCTCGGCCAGCATCTTGTGCGTCGGGCTGAACCACGCGACAGGTCCGCCTTCAAGCGCCGGGCCGATCAGCCGATTGAGCCCGAGTTTGGTTTTGCCAAAGCGACGGCCACAGGCGACCACGTTGAAACGGCGAGCCTCAGCCAGAATCCGCTGCTGCCCCTGGTGCGGTCTCGGTAACTGGATCTTGATTGGGGCTAGGGTCGTCATACTCCACCACGATGCGGAGCGCCCCGCCGTTGGCTCCGGTCACTTCGGCATCAACCGATTGCCGCGGCTTGCCTAGCACGCGATCCACAAGGTAGGAAGCGGCTTTGAATTCGCCCGCCTCTGCCATTTCAAAGAGCTTGTCCACCAGGAACGGGAGGCGGTCTGCGATGCGCTTCTCGGCAACCTCAACAGGCTTCTCGAAACGCTCTCTGACGCGCTTTCTCCCAGCGCCCGGACGGGCTCCACCACGGGGCATTATTGAAATCCGCTTCTAATCAAAGAATCAACGAGGCGAGGTCGGAAAGGGGCATTACGCCAGCGCCAGCGCCTCCGCCTTCCGGTTATCGCTGTGCGCCATCGCCACCCGCCAGCCTGTGCATCAGCTCCCGGTTCGTCTCCCGCGCTTCCTGGCGGATCTGCTCGAACTTGGCGTCGGGGATGGGGACATACAGATTCGGGGCGCGGAAGCACGGGCCTTCGTGACCGTCCTGCTGAGGGCAGGCTACGTTTTTTCGGCAGTGGTTGCTCATGGCCTCTGCAAAATCGTGATGCGCGTCTGGCCGGTCCCCGCGTCGTAATCCACCGTCCCTACCCCAGCTTCCTCAATCGCCCTCACATAAATGAACAACGGCCCATCCGGAGCCGGGATCCGCTTGCAGAAGTCCGGATCGACGGGCTGGCCGTTGATCGTGACGAGAGGGGGCTTCGGTTCGGGCATCAACATCTTCTCCAACACCGCCATCCGGTCCAGCACGTCCTGCCCGTAATTGTGGCCGGTGGTCGGCGCGTCGGGGCTATGACCGTGAGAAAGCGCGATGCGGACATTCCCCGCGCCGGCGTTGTAGGAGTCCGCACTCACTCGGAGCGGGTCCTCATTGGGCCAGTGTGCCTTTGCGTCCGCAATCCCATCGGCCAGCATCTTCACGCCGTAGTCGATCAGCCGTTCAGGTCGGGTCTTCCACGTTCCGTCCGCCTTCATCTCGCGGGCGATGTCGTGGTAGCGAATATCGATCTGGATGATGCCGACCCCGTGGCCAGCATCCCCGAGCATGTTCCGCATGTTCGTCTCGCGGGATGCCACCGCGAGCACGTAGGCCAGGGGGAGCCGATACTTGTTGGCCGCGCCCTGAAGGTGGACGATCAGGCCGTTGGATCGGATGCCCGCCAGTTGTTCGGCGAGGTCTTCAGGGGTCCAGTTGTGGGTCACGGCGTCAGTTGTGATACAATTTAGGCACAAATAAGGGCGGCGGATGCGCTAACATCCCCGCCCCATGACCACTGCAATTGAGGTGCAGCGATGAAGAATTCTAACCGCCCTCGGATGGATCTTGCTGGTAAAACCTTCGGCCAGCTAACCGCCATCTCCTATGCTGGGCAAAACCGCCACGGTCAGCATCTCTGGCTCTGCCATTGTGACTGCGGAACAGAGAAGACAATCAGAACTATCTCGCTGACCTCTGGGCATTCTCTTTCGTGTGGTTGCCGCCAGAGGGCTGTTGCT